TTTTAATGGTCAAGAGGTATGTATTCCTATGACTCCTCAACCTCAAATATATTATAAATCAGAAAAAGAATGTAATGAGGCCGCTTTAGAAAAAAGAAAAGAAATGCAAATTATAGGTAATGACAATAAATTAATAATTACAGGTATTTATTCTAATTGTATTGCGGATAAAACTAAACCACAGACTTAAGGATGTCCTTGTCCACGCTCGGACTTCTTTTTACCTTTATGTTGTTTTGAATGACGTCCTGGACGTTTAATTCTATTTCTTTTTAAAAGTTCAGATACGCCTAATTTACTCTTTTTTGCCATATATATCTAATAAATCTTTTTGGATACTATTAACAGGAATGTATTTAATAACTCCATTTACCTTCTGTTCTGTATCTTCTCCACAAAAAGTACAACGATAATAATCTTCCACAATAAAAACTAATGGCGTACATTCATTACAATGAGGGCAAACACCGTGAACGACAGTAGTTCCTAATGTAAAACTTCTTTTTTTATTTTTTGCCATTTCCTATCGTACCTAAAGCTTTACCTATTGTCTCGTATTTATTTTCAGTTTTTGTTTCTTTTGTAGCACATCCTAATAAGGATAAAAAACAAAACAATATTAAAACCCATATAATGGGAATGCTGTATTTTGGGTTTATTTTCATTTTTTAAATTTTTCTTTAATAATTTGATAATAACCAACAATCATAACAAACAAACAAGTAAAAAAGAATAATGTAATTAAACCTATTTGCATAAATATGGTTATAAATAATGATAATAAATGAAAAAATGTGGATTTAGTGAATTTAATAACTAATTTTGTTATTAATTTTATACCCATATAGGGTCCTATTTTTATTAAATGGTACAAACCATCTTTTGAATCTTTTAATTGTTGAGTCAAACTTTTCATATAATCCCCCTAAAATCATTTGATTTCTCCCCAACTCATACCTTGTTCATAATCTACTTTATTTGGAACTTCTAACTGAACTGCTGATTCCATTATTTCAATAATTTGAGCGGCCATTTTATCATCTTGAACTGATATGTCCACCTCATCGTGTATTTGAATATGAGGAATAATTTTATTCTCATATAAAGCTATCATTGACTGTTTAGTCATATCAGCAGCTGACCCTTGGATCAGTCTGTTTAAGGCTTTATAAGTAAATGCTCTTTTTAATGGCTCACCATATTCCTTACGTGCTTGTTCCAAAGGTAGCGGTTTATTTATACCAAATTGTACTGGTTGCCACAATTCAAAATGACAAGCTCTTCCCAATAGAGTTCTTATCTTTCCTCTATCATTAGCAACTCTAGATACTGTGTCCATTAATTCTTTTACAAAAGGTGCTCTTTGATTATACTGTTGAATCAATTTTTCAGCAGCTTCTTTCATTAATCCTAATTCTGCCATTAATTTATTTTTACCCATTCCATACATTAAACCTAAATTAATAGTCTTAGCTTGCTTACGTTCAATTCCAGCCATATCAGCAACTACTTGATGGAAGTCTGCATTTCCTTTATTATATGCATCCACAATTTCATCTACTCCTCTCAAATTTTGTAGCTTAGCATAATGAACTAATATTCTTGGTTCTTGTTGTGAATAATCAAAACATCCCCATTTATGATTTTGTTCTGGAATAAATATAGATCTAATCATCGGTCCAAGTTCCGGGTGTCTTGCGGGTATTTGTTGTAAGTTTGGATTAGACATACTAAATCTTCCTGTCACCGTTCCACCATCATCGGAACGTATTTGATTAATATCTGCGTGTATTCTTCCTTTCACTGCGTGTTTGGTAATTGTATCAATAAAAGTAGTATGAGCTTTGTTAATCTCTCTCGCATTAGAAATACATTGGGCAAGTTCGTGAGGATGATTGGCTAAAAAATTTCTAGTAAAGCTAGGTGCTTCTGTTTTTTCTGTTTTGTCATAGGGCAATTTCAATGCATCAAAAGCTTTTGCAATAGAGGTGGCTGTCCATAATTCTACATCTACTCCGGATAAGTCTTTGATTTTATGTAGTAATTTCTTTTCTTGATTTATTAAATTTTTCTTTATTGTGTTTGCTCTTTCTAAATCTACGGGAACTCCTTTAAATCTCATTTCTATTAAACAAGGAAATAATTTTGTTTCTAAATCAAATATAGAAGTTAATTCTTGAGCATATATTTCAGCTTGTAGTCGTTGCCATAATTTTAAAGTAGACTCAGCATCTCTTTCTGCATATTGGCCAACATACAAAGAAGGAAGCCTCCACATATCTTTTTTAGGATCCAATCCATATTCTTTTGCTGCTGCTTGTAAAACTTTTTCATCTTTACCAATGCCAACATATTCTTTTGCTAATGAATCTAAACGATACGATAATCTATTTTCATTAATTAAAGATGCAGCTATCATTGTATCTACAATCTTTCCTTTAATTTCAATTCCTTCTGACCGTAACCAACACACGTCATACATTGCATTATGAAAAATAAAAGTGATGTTTTCTTTTTTAAATAAATCTTTTAACCAAGAGATAACTAACTTCTTATCCATATTACCTTGTTCGTGACCAATAGGATAATAACCAGACCAACCTTCTACTGCGATTGCAACTCCTGCTATATGTCCTCTTCCAACCACGTTCCCCGATCCAAGTTCCATTAGCATTGGATCATTCGTCTCTAAGTCAACAGCAATTTCTTTATATCCGGTAAGATCTTTTAATTCATCAGGCATCACCCATTCTGTTTCCGGTGCAAATAATGGTATCTGTGTGGTTCTCATTTTTTCTTTTTTCTCATTTCTTCTATTTCTAATTCACAATAATGAATAATTTTTTTCAAATCTTCTATGCCGTTTTTATCTTTATACCTGACTACGTATTTAATTACATTGCCTTGGAAAAAAGATAAGTTATTAGCTGTAATAAATGCATAAGGCTGTATGGTATGTTTAGAATAATGATCCCCACCTTCTTGACGATTAGAGGGAAATGCTTTTTCTAAATCTGATTTACTGGTCATAACAAATAAGCCCTTTCAAAATTTTTTGGATCTACTATATGTAATTCTTTTTTAGCCCTTGTTGCACCTGTATAAAACAAACGATGTAATTCGTCTGGATCGTGTGCAAACGTCTCCAATGCTGCATTGGTTAAATCTTGTAATAATAACACCTTTTCTGCCTCTCCTCCTTTAGCCCCGTGAATAGTAGACATTACTATTCTTGGATTTTTATTAATCTGCTCACCATTTGCTCTCATATTCCTTATATAGTTTTCTGTGAAAGTGTCTAGTCCTTCAAATGATTCGTACCAAACTTTGTCTGTCAATAATCCAAATTTTTCTTTACATTCTTGGATATTATATTTTTCTTCGGAATGTAATAATTTTCCTGTCCTAAATCCTTCTGCTACACTAGTTCCTAAGTATTCATATATATTTTTAATTTCAATATTATTTAAATAACATCCTTTTCTCCAATTTTCCCAATTGTTTAAAGCTAATAGTAATTTTAAACTAATAGAGTTCTTTGCTTTATATTGATAATACCAACCTCTTAATTCACATAACTCTTTCACATCATCTAAAAAATGATTCGCAGAGGATAAGACCAACCAATCGCCTTTAGACATATCTACTTGAGTCACGTCAGAATATCGTTTTAATAGTCCTACTTCCTGTCTAGGTTTATAGGGTTTATTAAATCTATTCTGTACTTTATTAATAATTCTTTGTGATAGTTCGTGAATGGGTCCTCCTGGTATTCTATAAGATTGTTCTAAAGTAGTGATAGTATCTACTTCTTCTTTTAAAGTAATAAAATGATCTACGTCTGCACCAGCCCATTTAAAAATAGCCTGGTCATCATCTCCTGCGATATATGTTTTCTCTGTATTTTTCCACATACAACGAACCATATCCCATTGTAATAAAGATAAATCTTGAGCTTCATCAATAAACAATACTTCAAATTTAGGGCTTATTTCTTGTTGAATAAATTCTTCTAATAAATCTGTAAAATCTTTTAAATTTTTTTCTTTTTTAAAACGAGTTAATTCTTCTGATAATAAATATAAAGTATTTCTTTCTATATCTAAGATATTTTTTCTGGAATCATAGTAATCTAATAAATCCATTCTCTTCACTCTTGCTGTATTGATGATAGTTAAGTATTCATTATCGGAATTAAAAGTTCCATCTTCAGTAGAAAATTTAGCTACTTTGATTGGTATTCCACATTTCTCTCCAAATTCTTTATAGTCTTCTGGCCTCATCATTTTCTCTTTAGTCATACCTAACATTTTAAATGCATAAGAATGTAAGGTTCTGAAGTTTTCTAAATCTGTCTCTATATCTAAAGCAAACTTTTCAGCAGCTCTAGTAGAGGCTTCTCTAGCAGCTTTTCTAGTAAAAGAAAAATATCCTATTTGTCTTGGTCTTACGCCTTGTTGAATAAATTCATCGATTAAATTTAATAACGTTGTCGTCTTTCCTGTTCCCGGTGGTCCTAGTATTATCGTTTTCATATTTCAATAACTTATGTCTTAATTCTAAATTTTCTAATTCTAATATCATCTTTTCGTTTTTTAATGTTTCTATCTCCATTCTAAATCTAAGATGCCAATTAATCCCAATATCCATCCTTAAAAATGTTCTTCTTGATATGCAATAGAAGAAACACTTGCCTCTATCTTTTTCATTGTTTTAATTTTAATTAATCTTGGATTTTGTTTTTTAATTTGAATTCTTACTTCGTCTACAAAACAATCTAATTGTTTAATTAAATTACCTGTTTTAATTTTATCTAATTCCCAATTATTTTTTTTACAATAATTATAAAAATCTTCCATTCTAAAATAAGTAAATTCTCTTGTATCATCTGTGAAAGGAAGTTAATTAAAAATATCATCCATTGTTCTTGCAGATTGTCTATTGGTAGTCCAATCCTGTAATAAAGAAGTAATCTGGTTAATTGGATCTAAAGATTCTAATGGTTCTATTTCTTGTAATCCATTATCTAATAATGGTTTTAAATAAAATTGTTTCCAATCTTTTGGCTTTAATACAGGAACTAATAAATTTGCTTGATCTAAACAAGCCAAAGCAAACAATCCTGAATTATACAATTGTTCTGTTTTTAATTCTATTCTTGATTCCCCTACATCTAAAAACCATTGAGGTGGTTTAGATGAATATTTAGTTAAATTACCTAATGCTGGTATTTCTTCTTCTCCAAATCCAACTCCATATTTTTTCATTCTACACAAACCAGAACTGCATACAGAATTAATAGGTGCATCTTTACATCGGTATTTATCATAACCTTTTTTATTAATAGATTTAATTAATTGTTGAACCTCTGTATTATTCAAAGGTGGTTTCATATATTCTATATTTGATTTTACTAATTCATCTTCCCAAGAATCTGGTTTTGCTTGTTTGTAATAAACCGCTATATTAAACAATGCATTGTTCCTTGCACCTTCTCCGAATCCATCTTTTGCTAATTTATTTAAACAAGGTGGTCCTTCTATAAATGCATCTTTGTGTATTGGTTTTGATTCTTGAATTACAATATCTTCTATTTTATCTTGTGCATATTTGTCATATAATTCAAAAAATTCTTCTAAAGTAGCACCGTCTCCATCATCCTTAATAGCATAACGCAATCCATTCATTTGATTGTGGTAAGGTAAATTTAAAAAGTTTCCTGTATCTCCACGTTCCACGAGTATTTCTGTTTGTTTAGGAAATATTTCAGCACCTTCATATCCTAAAGTAGATGCCATTTTTTTTAATGCTCCTTGCATTTGTGATGCAGGGATAAAATCTTTTGTAAATAAAAATACGTGCGCCCCTCCAGATTTAGAACGACACACTATTAATGGTAATTTTTTAGATCGTATATCAGTGACTAATTCTTTGTGATTAAAATTATATTCATCAATATCAATACAGCCCCACTTACAAGAATTAGTTTCATTAATAGGTATGATACCTAATGCCGGTCCTACACCATTGATATGATTTTCCCAAAGTTCATCAGTTACATTTTTTCTAACAATAAATGCTCTGCCTTTTTGTTTTCCATTTTCTCCTCGTTCTCCTTTCTGATATTGACCGTATGCTATTTTTAATCCTTCAAATATATTTTTAAATTTTTCTTTCATTCATTCTCCTTTTGAAAGAGGGGCTTTCGCCCCTCTTTACTATTACATTAGAACGGTACGTTTTCTTCTCCCTTCTCGTCTTTAATGTGTTTTGCCTGAACGTCTCCTCCTCTCACGCTTTCAGCAAATCCTTTTGCTTGCTCATAAAGACCTCTGTCTTTTACTGGACCAACCTTAGATACAGTCCAACCAAACCAAGTACCTTTGTCGTTTGATTGTTGTACAGTCTTCATATTATAAACGTGACTGTAAATTGGTGGAGTAAAAAGTCCCTTTGATCCTTGGAGCTTCAATCCATTCATCATTGAATTCCAAGTCTTACTTATTTTTAACTGTGTTGATTTCATTGTAATCAATGCAGTTTCTGCACCTGTATCTTTAGTAACAATTACAAAATACGATGCAGTATTTTCAAGATAGTTACCATTCTTCAACCTATCTTTATTGGTTGAATCTCTAGTAGCCTCAGAGATGATACTGCTACTTGCAGAATGAACTGCAACTGGAGCACCAGCACCTTCTCCTCTATCTTGCCACTCAACATATTCCCTTTTGTAATAACAAGGGATTACATTGATTCCTTTTTCACCATCATACAATTCGCCAGTAACTGTATTGTAAATCATACCAGGTTCTGCACCTTGTACATATTTAGCATCACGTTTATTGACTTGTGGTGATAATTGCCCAAGTATTCTAAGAAATGGTAAAGCTAAATCGCTTTGATCCATATTCTCGAAGCCGACTTGAGCATCAGCTTCAAACAAACTTGCACTTGGCAAGTTGTCTTTTATTTTAGTCACGGTTCCCGTTTCATTTTTCACGGTTGTCGTTTGTTGTGTCGCCATTCGCGTTTCTCCTATTTCCGGCTAAGTTTAGTCTCGTCCTTTACAAATAAATGAAAGAACTCGGAAGGCATATCGAGGCCGGCCTCGATACGCTCCCGATATAGAGCTTTCAAAGTCATTGGCTCAACTTTTTCTTTCTGTTGAGGTTCATAACCTTGTTCAGCTGCAAGGTTCAGCAATTGCTTAGCCTTGTTATCTTCGCCAACACCAAAGGTCACAGCAACTTCATTTTTAATTAAATCGCCTAACCCATTGCTACGAAGCCATTCATACGCCTGACGTTTTTTATCTTCATCTTTGGGAAGAGTACAACTAT